CTCGAATATTTTGGAAATCACCAGAAATTGCCCTTTCATCTCCTAATAGTCCAGCAATCGAATTCGCATGCACAACTGCATGTCGGTCGTTTGGACTTACATTAGCAGCGTCCATAGCTTTTTTTGCTGCGATGATTTTCCCGATATTTAAATCTGAAGCCGCGGCTGAACCTGAGGTTACTATAGTATTTCCTATCGTGGCTCCTGGTGTAGCTGCTTCCATCACATCGATAATAATTTGATCTTCTCTTCTGGCAATCGCTTTACCCACTACTTGGGCAAGTTCTTGTCTTTCATCAAAGTTTACTTTGCTCTGATCGAAAATATCAGAATATTCCGCTGCAATAAAATCTTGCATGGTGGCTGTTACTGTGCTGAATTCTGTGTTCAATGGCACAACATCTGTTTGTGGAGTTCTAATCTGTGATACACCTTTTCCAATTTTAGGAAACTTGACAGTAGAACCTTGAACATTTGTTCTCATCCTAACACTATTATTCAATACAGATTCGCCTTGATATGCTTGTTTTACCTCCGCTTCAAACAGGGTAATAAAAGCTGTTGATAATCCTGTACTCATAATTGTACTCCTGTTAAATAATTAAAATTTTTATTAATCGCTTCGGTTATTGGAAAAAGATCCAGCCAAACATATAAGGAATTGCCTTACACAATCTCATTTCTGAGAAGCCAAACCAGCCGAAAAGGTTATTGGTTACTTAATTTATAAACCATGTAAAATAATTTTTCAAGAAAAAAAGTACCTTCTAGCTTTTCTCATAAAAGCGTTTATAAGTTTTTTTAAGAAACTTTTTAATAAAGGCCTTAATCCATGACTTTATATAGAACTTTGCAATCCGTATGGGGATGAGTAGGGGAGTCGTTAAGATATCAAAAATTAGCAAAACAAGATCAACACTAAAATCAATAATGTTATCCGCATCTTTAAATTTTTGTTTGATTGTGTTTAAGATAACTTGCCTGACCTTTCTAACTCAATCATATCTTTTTCCACTTTTTTTCTAAAGGCTTCATCCGTTGCATATTTAGGATCAGCAACCCTAGATAGTACTTCATCCTTGTCTAGGCCATCGACTTGCATATTCATAGTTGGTATTTCTTTTTCGCCTGTCATACCTCTAAAAATATTTAAGATTCTAATACCTTGAGCAGTACCCCCCATGATTTTAAACTCTTCAAAATCCTCTTTGTTTAAGATTCCCTGACTGACTAACTTTCTACCCCAGTTCGCCATGCTCTGAATTTTCTCATTTGCATTTTCTCCAAGTTTAGCCAGTTCTTCTTTTTCGTTAATCTCAGCCTGTTGCATATTCTCACCTCTGATCTCTGATATTTTACTGACCAGCTCATTAAAAGATTCTTGCGAGATGTTATTCGCTTTTGCCCAGCCTGATGCAAATTCAACTTCTGGATCATTGTTATCAATACCTTGTTCTTCTAGTGCTTTTAAATCATACGACTCCGGTGCTTTGCTATTTTTTTTATGATAAGCTTTTTCTAATTCATTATAGCTTTTCATAAGCTTGTCTGGATCTGGTCCTTCTTTATCATCCCAGAATTTATCCTGCCAGTGATCAGGCTTTTCAAACTGTACATTATCTAAATCCTCACCCTCGACCACCTGATCTCCAGGCTTGGTTTCCATGCCCTCATCTTCGCCTGTGGTTTCAGGTTCAAGGGATGCTTTCGCCATTAATCCTTCTGGTTGTTCTGGTGTTTCTTCCGTTTTAACTTCTTCTTGATTTTGGACTTCATCCATTTCTTGCTCTCCTTAGTTTTAAAATTATTTCTCTGATTATAGAATTTTGACCATCTCTAAAATAACCAAATGAGTGATCAAATCCAGGTGTCCATGCGGGTACATCCAGATAAGTTTTTCTCAAATGAATTAAAAGTTTCTGACCTTGATCGGTGGAAAATACTTGTTGATAGAGTTTGTCGAGTTCGGTGGGTTCGATCCTTGCATTAGGATCTGGCATTGCATCTAATCCCTCCCAACCAGGACTATTGATCGTTTGTTGCTGTTTGTTGCTGGGTTTCATTCATCATTCCTTGTTGCATCTGTTGTTGAGCAACCGCTTGAGCTTGCTCCGCCATCACTTGTTGCATCTGTTGTCGTTCTTCAAATGTAGTTCTTATAGCTGCGGGTACTGCCATTGCATCTGCGATAAAGTCACATATCTCTTCGATCTTAAAGGTCATTTGTCCTGTTGGACCTAGACTCGATGCGATCTGAATATACTGCATAATCTGATTGACCTTTGTCATATTACTTGCCATAGCAATCTCGCCTACGGGTTGAATCTTAACTTGCAATCCATTGACCTTGAGGGGGAGCTGAATAATACCGAGTGCATCCATAACCTCTAAAGTTCTCTTAACCACAGGATACATGGTTTCATTAATTAATCTTCCGTATGCAGAGCCTAAGTTCTGTGAAAGTTGTTTCATTCGCTCCGCTACTTCTAAAGCAGTTCGAGCCGACATATTGTCAGGCGGTAAGGATTCATCGAGTAAAATTTTCTTAATGTTCATACGAAGATCGTTTGTTATAATCTGGCTTAACTGTGGATCTCCTGATCTGGGTAAAGGTTGTAAGTCAGCTCCTCTAGGGCCGCCATTAGAATTTACAGGAATGATTGCACCAGGAACAAGATTAATTGAGTTCGGATTAATTACACCTGTATCAACCGCAGTATAGACACCCGCAATGGTTAGCGATGCATTTTTAAGAGTGAGTTCTAATACTCGGTTTAATGTTTTAATATCGGGTAGTGCGGTGAGAACAGGACCTCGACCATATCTCTCATTTGCTGCTTTCATGTATCTGGCAATCACCCAAGGAAACGATTTTAAATCTCTATACACCAGTTCGTTTTGTCCTCCTCGATCAATAATCTGATAATGATATCTGCCTGTGTTTTTATCGTAGTATGTACCTTCTATCAGCTCAACCATCTCACCTTCTCGGTTGGTGTATTTTTGTTTCATATCCTGTGGAATCTTAATGTCTGGAAACTCTTGATCTAGCACACCATACGGACGTTTCATTCTACGATAGACCTTATCGACACTACCGAATGGTCCTTCTTCAAAGGTAATCAAAAATGTCGGTACAGCCGTATAGCGAATAGGAGTGACTTCATCGCCAGGCTGAATTAACATCACCGCAGTTCCTATGGCTAATTCTAATAAAAACTCTCCCATTGCCTGATCAAAATTAGATTGTCGCATAATATCAAACATACGATCCGCATAGCTATCAAGGATTTGCTGGGTTTCTATTTTTCGTTCTTCTGGTATTTCTGATCCTGGTATTAGTCGACACCATCTGGCAGCGGGTGGAAACAATCCTGATTGTAAACGATTGGCAAATTTTTGTGTCGAATCAATCGCAGTAGAATCAAACACTCTCGACATTTTATCCTGACCAGGAACATCGCCATCATAGTACCCGTCATGTAGGTTTCTCATTGGCAGCGAGTACCGATATGCGTCTTCGTATATGGATCGCCAATTATCTTTATGAGTATTGTTTTTATCGTATTTTGATTTGAGTTGTTGAGGACTAAGCTTTGGCATTTTTATACCTTTCTAGTAAATTCTTTCCTTTACTTGCTAACTTTCTAGCTGCTTGAGCATTGGTTGGAGCAGATTCTCCCCACGCTCTGGCGGCTAGTGCAAACCGAGTCGGTTCTCCGTTTGGTTTTTTAAATGGGGGAAGGTTTGACCGCCCGTAAAACCGACTCAAGAACGATCCTTTTCTTCGCATTTTTTGTGGTGTATTCGCTGCTCCTTTTACACCTGGCTTTAAATTAGATCCTTCTTTTTTTTTAAAAAATTTTCTACCCGCTTCTGTTAAACCACCTTCAGGATTTTTATGTTTTTTTAGCATACTTCATTTTTGATTCATTGACGGACATCTTCATTTTACCGCCTGTCATCTTAGCAAAATTTTTAGCTTCCATAACGCCTTTAGAATTATACGGAAATTTCTTTTTCATCATCTTATTGTTACTTTTGTACATGACTTCTGGCATCTTGATCCTCTCTTTTTTTGGGGTTACGAATATATTTTTTGCTCATCCTCTTGGATTCCTCATCGGTCCGAGTGTATTTTGTTCATCTTCTTCAGGAGTTCTGCTTAGAAAAGAAGTCATCAAACCTTGAGTACCTCTTTTACGAGATCGCTTTCTGGCGGCTACTTCTCTTGATTGTCTGGCTTTTTCTTCATCCGCTAGTTTTTCTCTTCTGGCAACGGCATCCAGCTCCGCCTGAGAAGGTCCGATATTTGCGGGTGCTTTAGGTGTTGAAAATAATCCGCCCATGTCTACTCCTTTTCCTGAATCCCGAACAATCGACTCATCATAAAATAATCCGATTTGTCAGGACCAAAACCTTTTAATAATCCTTCTTCTAGAAAATAACATGACTTTGCCCATTTGTATGCTAGGTAATTATACCGACTGACATTGATCTGCAATCTATGGATATTGAGTTTCTTAGCAGCGTAATTAAAAAATCGTAGACTTGCTTTGTGAAATTTAAATTTATGCTCACCTATTTGCAAACATGGAATCAGCCATGCTTCATACACGCCCTCCCAGATCGGTAGCAATCCAAAACAACAGACAATCTTTTTACCGACCATGCCTGAGAATGATAATCCGTGCATAGGAAAAGTCCTGAGTCGTTCTGCATAATCATGAAAGCTGTCAAACAATTTTTTTTCTGCTTCTCTAAATTCCATAAACTTTAAATGTGTATAGTGAAACGGAATTACCTTAGATTCTTCTCCATCGATTCTCATTGCCTGATTAAGTTCTATGGTTGTAAACATTACGCTAACGGATCAAAGTCGATCTTAGCTACCATCGGTTGTAACTGTCTGGACTTTCCTCTGGTCATGGTACGATATTCAGAACCGAGTAAACAATACTGAGCTGCATCTCCGATATGCGAATGTTCGTTTTTATTTGGTGTATCCTTAAACCGCTCTTGCCCAGCACCGATTGCCACTCGTTTAAAATGATAACCCCCCGCTAAAGATTTTCTTAAACGGACACATTTTCGGTCTATTCTGAATCCTGGTTTGCCATCAATCAATCGAGTCATCGGCATGGCGAGTGCTTCTCGTCTGGTTTTAAAATTATTAGTCGCACAAGGTTTCGCAAGTATGCCATGTGTTTTTAAATGATCGAACGAAGTATCTTCATTCAAGGTTGATCTTTGAGAACCCGCTGGATCGCCAAATACGACAATGTCATGTTTAGGGAAAAATCGATTAATATCTTCTTTGAGTAAAATAGCAAAGCGTTCTAATCCCATATCGTAAGTCACAATTTCATGAATGATTCTCCATACACCTTTGTGATCTCTTTGAGCAAATACCGCTGCGGGTGTTAAGCCAAAGTCTAATCCTATCTGCACAGGCACTCCATCTAAAATTTCGCAATCTTCAGTCATAGATGAATCGTCAAACTCTGGTGTAACGGGTCGACCTTCTTGAACATAAGTGAACTTGCCTTCTGCATAACAGCGAATCCAATCAAGATTCTTGCCAGGCACAATTTGGTCATAATACCCGTTTGGAAGATTATTTAAATTTTCTGCTTTCTCATTGGTCTGCCACCATTTACCGCCACCAAAAACAAATCCTTGAGCTTCGGGCATTTCTTTGGGAACGTCTTTTGCTTCGAATACGCCTGGCGGTTGTCTAAAAAATTTCCAGGCAAACTTTCCTCTCG